CAATGCATTTTTTTGCCTTTAAAAGTAGAGGGCTCTTTTTACATACGTGTATCACGAAAAAATGAAAGGAATGATGCTATGCCAATTTTAAAAGCCAAACGGAAAGGTTATGTCTCAATGGACAGAGAGTTCCTCATAAGGAAAGATCTGTCGCTTAAAGCAAAAGGCTTGCTTGCACAAATGATGACATTGCCTAATACGTGGAGGTTCACTATTGACGGTCTTGTTCACTGTCATAAGGAATCCAAAACTGCTATTTCGGCATCTTTAAAAGAACTGGAACAGCTTGGATATCTGAGGCGTGAACACGGCAGGATAGACTATGTCGAGTACACTGTCTGTGACATCCCACTTCACAAATACGAAACACTAGTTGTTGACTGGAGTGATAGCTACGCTCAGAAAGGAGAATGATTATGAACGAAGAAGCCAAACTTATCAATGTTGAAAGCGATTATGAGAAAGCTCTTTCAGAACGAGAAGCTATCGAAGCTGAACTGAAAAAGCTGATAGAAAAAGAACAACAGCAAGTTCATCATATCAATAATCTGCGCAATCGTTATAAGGAAGAAAAACGCCGCATCCGTACTCATCGCCAAATTGAACGTGGAGCTATTCTTGAAAGTATTCTTCCTGATGCAGAAGCATATTCGAACGATCAGATAAAGCATATCCTTAGAGTTGCATTCAGCAGCCTGCCTGTTAATCTGAAAGGAGCTTATTTTCATGACGTTACTGATGAAGAATTCTGGAAAAGCTGATTCTGAGGTAAGCAATACTGCTTCCCTTGATACAAGGGCGCACTTATATACCACTGACATGGTATGTGCGCTCTGCGAGGCTCAAAGGCGGTGATAATATCGCAATCTATCATTGCTCAATCAAAATTATCAGCCGCGGAAAAGGAAAGTCTGCCGTAGCCGCAGCAGCATATCGTGCAGGAGAAAGAGTGGAGTAGTTCACAGTGAAGTATTACTGCCGTCAGATGCTCCTGCGGAATATGTAGACCGTTCTACACTATGGAATGCGGTTGAAGCTGTAGAGAAATCCAAGAACTCACAACTGGCCAGGGAAGTAGAAATCGCTCTCCCAAATGAATTGTCTCAATCTGAATGTATAGCTCTTACACATGAGTTTGTACAGAAAACTTTTGTAAACAAAGGAATGTGCGCGGATATCTGCATTCACGATCCCAATCATGAGCAGAAAAACATTCATGCTCATATCATGCTTACAATGCGACCACTCAATGAGGACGGAACATGGGGAGACAAGCAGCGTAAAGAATACGTTCTCGATAAGAACGGAAACAAGATTTATGATAAAAAGAAACGGACTTACAAATGTCACACGGTTCAGATTACTGACTGGAACAGCCATGAAAAAGCTGAAGAATGGAGAAAGGCCTGGGCTGATTATCTTAACAACTTTCTGAAGCAGAGAAACATTACCGATACAGTAGACTACAGGTCTTATGCAAGACAAGGTAAGCTAGTAAAGCCAACGATCCACATGGGAGTTGCCGCCACACAAATGGAACGTAAAGGCAAGCGAACTATCAAGGGAGATGCAAACTGTGAGATAAAAGTCATAAACTACAAAATCAATGCTCTTCTCCAAAAACTTGAAGCCATTGACAACAGGCTCATGCAAATGAAAGAGTTGTCCGAAAGGGATAGCCTTGCATTAAAGCTTATGCGATTTCATGAAAACGGTATCGAATTCAATCAAGTCCGCGGTATAACTCTCTCCACATTAAAGAAAGCAGAAAAGCTTCGAGACTTGTCACATCTTATCGCATTTGTGCAGAGACATGACATCAGGACATTGGCTGAACTGAAAGAGAAAAGCAAAGAGACTTCGGAAGAACTGAGGACTCACAAAGAGACCATGAAAAAACAGCAGAGCAGGATAAAAACACTGGAAGAACATCTGAAGAACTATGAGCATTACAAAAATAACAAGGCTGTTTATCAGGAATGGCAGTCCATAACAAAACCGAAGAAAAAGGACAAGTTCTACAACGAGCATAGAGGAGAGATCATGTTATTTGAAGCTGCTAAGAAGCATTACAGCACAACTCTTGAAGATAAGAAGATAACTCCGAAAGCATGGAGAAAGGAACTTGCCGAGCTTAAACAGGCAAATCAGAATGAGCTCAAAGGAATTGACAGACTTGCCGAAGATGTTTGTTCAATGGAAACCATAGCCTCCAATATCGACAGGCTTGAAAAGTACGAAAACAAACAACATGAAGTGCAGAAGAAACGCACTTACGAACTGGAATGAAAAAGAATATTTTAACTTTATGATACAATACTATCTTTGTAAGGAGGAATGCGAATGAAAAGAATGGAATCACCGGAACTGATATTGAAAAAGCAGACACTGACTGCGTGGGCACAGATACTTTATAAAAAAGGTATTATTGATTGCTCACGGCTTGGAAAGATGACGTCTCTTATTGAACGATTGGATAACCGTAAACGCTGATATCATTGAAAGCTCCCAATTTTTCGGGAGCTTTTTGTGAAGTTAAAGCTATATTAAAGCTTGACAAATCAATTTCCGGTATGGTATAATAGTGTTAAATTTAAAACATAATAAAAAGGAGGAATGAGATATGGACATTTATAGTGTGGCAAATCAGATGAAAATGGAAAGAAAGACCATATTTGATCTGAAAATGAGAGTTACATTCTATGCCCGCGTTTCAACGACCAAGGAGGAACAGGAAAACTCAATAGAAAATCAGATAACCTTTTTCAAGGATATGATAAAGAAAAATCCCAACTGGAAATATGTTGAGGGCTATGTTGACCGTGTCCGCGGCGAGTCCGCTGAGAACCGTGCCAACTTCATGCTCATGATTGAGGACGGCAAAGCTGGAAAGTTTGACCTTATCCTCACCAAAGAAGTCAGCCGGTTTGCAAGAAATACCATTGACAGTCTGACCTACACTCGTGACTTGCTCAGAGCAGGTGTTGGAGTATTTTTCCAAAATGACAATATATGCACTATTGACACAGATAGCGAGCTGAGACTAACTATTATGTCCAGTATAGCGGCAGATGAAGTGAGAAAGCTTTCCGAGCGTGTGCGCTGGGGACACAAACGCGCTATCGAAAGCGGAAATGTCATGGGAAACGGCCGCATATTTGGATATGACAAGCATGACTGTAAGCTTACAATAAATGAAGCGGAAGCCGAAATGGTAAGACTTATCTATGAGCTGTATTCAACAGGGAACTACAGTTCCCGGAAAATTGAGAACATACTTTGGGGAAAGGGCTATCGCAACAGAAATGGCTCACGCATACATCACAACACCATCAATGGTATAATCCAAAATCCGAAATATAAAGGCTATTATTGCGGAAATAAGGTTAAAATTGTCGATTACCGTACCCGTGAGCAGAGGTTTTTACCAGAGGAAGAGTGGGTTCTGTATAAAGATGAAACAGGAGAGGTAGTTCCTGCAATCGTCAGCGAGGAGTTATGGGAAAAGGCAAATGCTATTTTCCACGAACGCAGTACGGCTATCAAGACGAGGGGACGCTCTTTCAAGGATAAAAGCGTTTTCACTGGTAAAATATGGTGCAAATCCCATGACAAGCCATACTGGAGGACGAGCTATTCCAACAGCGTTTCAAAGGGAAAGCCCATATATCAGTGGGTATGTAGTGAGAAAAAGCGCCTTGGCGCAAAACAGTGCGCTTCCTTTGCTATAATGGAAAATGACCTCTACAAAATGCTGTCAGAGCATTTTCAGAGCATTGCAGGCAATATTGACGAGTATGTTACGGAGTTCATGCGTATTTACCGTGAAAGTGAGCGAGATGTCAATATTCAGCACCAGATAAACGAGATGGCTGCACATCTGACAAAAGAAAAAGCCAAGCGCGAGAAGCTGCTTGACCTGTATACTGATAATTTTATTTCCCGTGAGGAATTCTGTGAGCGCAATGACGGAATTAATGTTCTGATTTCTCAGCTTGAGGAGGATATCCACACACTGGAGAAAAAGGCGCAGGAAACAGTTGACTACGCAAAGGAAATGGCGAACATAGAAAGCTATTTCCACACCATGTATAGTCCAGATCATCAGATGTCAAAAGATGAGGTTGACGAAATGACAAAAGCTATCATCGACAGGATAGATGTAGTACCAATCAATGAGAAATCAATGAAATTAGAGGTGAAGCTAAAGACCGGTTTATCGGCAGAAATTGCCTATATACAGGCGGATGAGCGCTATGTAAGGCGTTCTGGACACATCTGTAAGAAGATGATCGACTCATACAAGATGCAGTAACAGCTGCATTGAGCAGAAAAGGGAACGCAGAAGCGTTCCCTTTTGCTGTATTACTTGAAAAAAACGAAAGCACATATACCTACGACGATAAACGCAAAAAACGCTCCGCCGACCATTTTAATGAGAGGACTGCTGATATTCTTGATGCGTTCCTCTGATATTTCATCCAGCGGCTTGCCTTCCATGAAAGCCTTTATCTCCTTGTAGGTCTGAATATTATTGGACTTCTTCATTTTTTCGACCTTTACGGCTGTAAACATTGATACCGAGAAGAGTATTCCCCATATAACTCCGCCGAGCCAGCCGAGATACTTTATCAGCGGTATAATGGAGACAGCCACTGCAAGATATTCAGCTGCAAGCAGCCATACCATTGCATTGAATTTTTTCACGTCATTTTTTTCGATTTCCTTTTTCATAGATTCAACATCTCCTTTAACTAATTCGTCAAGAGAAACATTGAAAAGCTTTCCGAGAAGCAGAAGGCTGTGTATGTCGGGGTAGCTCTTGCCGTTTTCCCAGTTAGAGACAGTCTGTCTGCTGACGTATGCTTTTTCGGCAAGGGTCTCCTGTGACCAGTTCAGCTTTCCGCGGAACT